TGACCAAGTGCCTTTGCGACAGCCTGACCCATGCCGGGCTCTGGGGGGACGACAGCCAGATCGACGACCTACGGATCGTGCGCGGGCCGGTCGTGAAGGGTGGAAAAATTACTGTGAAGGTTGGGGAGATAGCAGCATGAAACGGCGCGATACCGAGGATCTGCTCCAGCAATGGGGCATGTGGGTTATCCAAGGCTCCGGGGTCTCAGCGTGCCAGGCCAGCACGCTGCCCACTCCGATGATCACCGATGATGAGGGGCTGCTGATCGATGGCCTGGTAAGCCGGCTGAGATGCGGATACCCGGAGTCGGCCGACGTGCTGCTGCACTACTACACCCGCCAGGATGCAACATTCGTCACGGTTGGCCGGCGGCTTGGATTCAGCGAGGGGAAGGCCCGTCAGCTATGGAAAGCAGGCGTCGCGTGGATCGATGGCGTGCTGGAAGGCATGTGCCTGGCCGCTTGATATCCGTACGGGAAAACTGTACATTTTCAGCTACTTTGCGGTTTTACCGCCTGAACACATAAGGCCCCGGCCAGAGCGATCTGCCGGGGCTTTCTCGTTTAAGGAGCCAAGCATGACCGACCAAGCAATCGAGCAAGAGATACAAGCCAAAGGCCTGACCGCGCCGCGCGTCACGCCGGCAGATATCGATGCGAACATCGCCAGCGAGCATTACTTCACCGCCGGCGAAGGCGTGCATGGCCAAGAGATCAACGAACATGGCGTGTCGGACGGAATGTCGACTGTTACTCCGCCGCTGTCGCTGCTGACCTTCTGCGTTCTGGTTCTGAAGAACGGCTTCACCGTCACCGGCGAGAGCGCCTGCGCCAGCCCGGAGAACTTCGACGCCGAGATCGGCCGCAAGATCGCCCGCCAGAACGCCATCGCCAAAGTCTGGCCGCTGATGGGCTACGAGCTGAAGCAGCGCCTGCACGAGCAGGCTTGATCAATCAATTCGCAGTAGGAAATCAGCATGGCCGAACCCAGTACGACCGGCATCGTTGTCGCCGGCGCGATAGGTGCCGGCCTGATGATCAATGGCGAGGCGGCAATCGGCGCGCTCTGCGGCGGAGTGCTGTACTTCGTCGCCAATGCCGAGCTGTCGATCCTTTCCCGTGTGGCCCTGTCCCTGGTGTCCGTGGTCATGGGGTACCTGGCCGCTCCGATGCTGGCCGGCATGACCCTGTTCGGCGTCGGGCCGCTGGACCTGCCCGGGCCGGCTGCATTCGTCGCGTCATCCGGTGTTGTGACGGCGACCCTGGCGGCCATCAAGGCGCGCCGTGGACCGGCGCCCAAGGGGGAAACCGATGGCTAGCCTCATGCTGACGTGGATTACCCTCGGCCTGTGCATCGTCACGTTCGTCCGGCTGTTCACGTACCAGCGCAAGGGCGCCCGGTTCCGCCGCGACGTGAGCATCATGGCCACCGTCGTGATGATGGCCTGCATCACGACCTGCGTTGAGATCGTCACCGGGCAACTCGTGGTGCAGCCCGCTGCCTGGCCGATGATCGTCATACACGCCGTCATGGCTGTCGGGCTGATCCGGACGCGGGGCAATCTGGCTCCCGTACTGAGGGGCGGCTGAGCGGTGAGCGTTCGAGTGGAGATACCATGAAACTGATCCTAAAGCGCGTAGGCGCAGACCCAAATAGCGCAAGCCCTGCGCTGATTAGGCCGGGCATGCTGATTGATGACAGGCCATTCGCTCTGCACGCCGAGGATGGCGAAGCTCTTCCGCACCAGATCCGCACAAACATGAGCAGCGAGCCAGGCGGCCCGGTGACCGTCACGGTCGTATTCATGGTCGACGGCGACCTTGTTTCAGTGGAAGGGCCATGATGGCCTGCGCTGCATGTGAGAGGCGGAGAGCCTGGATAGCCAAGTGGTCCCGTATAGCCTGGGAGAGAGCCCGTGGAATCGTTGCCGGAAGTGAGAAACATCCCACCGATGCCGAAGGTGAAACCACCAAAGGCAAGTGAGGCTGATTTGCTAGAGCAAATACTGGCTGCAATCCAGCAGCAGACAGCGGCAATCAACCGGCTGGCCAATCTGCAGGAGCAGTTGCTGATCGCAATAGCTGAAGCTGATGGCGAGCAGGATGCTGTGCCTACTCGCTACATGGACGGCTCTCTGGTGCGCTGATGCCAGATCTCCCAGCCAAACATGCGAAGCCGAAGCCAAGCAGCATCATCAAGCATGAGCGCCCTGACGAGTCATGGGGGAATGGTCGCGGCGGCCGTCCATGGCGCCGCAAGCGTGATCGAATCCTCAGGCGTGATGGCTACATGTGCCAGTGTGAGGAATGCAGGGGCATGAAGCGCGTAGCCGATGAGGTCGACCATATCACCCCGCTCAGCCAGGGCGGCACGGATGACGACTCGAATCTCCGGGCGATCGCCAGCCGGCCGTGTCACGCCAGAAAGACGGCGCGAGAGGCTGCAATGCGGCGCTGATATGCCAGGGGCGGTCCGAAACCTTGGCCCTCTTCGCTAGGACACCGCCCGCCCAAGTCTTTTTCCATTTCCACAGAATTCAGGTTTCCAGATGGCCCGCCATAAGCAGCCAGATGAGGTCGCCAGGTTCAAGGGGGCCGACAAGAAGAACCCGCAACGCTACCGCCATGAATCGGCGAAGGGCGATGGCGATGTCGGCGATGCTCCGATTCATCTGCAAGGCCCGGCCCGGCTCGCGTGGAAGGAGCTTTGCGCCCAGTCGCTGAAAGGCGTCCTGACAGGCTCTGATCGCATCATCTTGGAAGTGACCGCCAACCTGCTGGCCGAATACCGAGCTGATCCAACCGAGTTCGCGGTTGGCAAGTACACCCACCTTATTGGCAACCTGGCCAGGCTGGGGTTAACCCCGTCCGACCGACAGAAGTTCGGACTGGAAAAGCCGAAGGAGAAGGACGAGTTCGAGGATTTCTAACATGACCCCGAGTGACATTGCGCGACAGTACGCCCGCGATGTCGTGGATGGTCGTGTCATAGCCTGCCGATATGTGCAGTTGGCGTGCCAACGGTTTCTCAATGATCTGGATCGCCATGATGATGAGGATTGGCCCTACACATTCGACGAGGCGAAGGCTAATCGTGCCGTTAAGTTCATGCAGCTCATGCCCCACACGAAGGGGAAGTGGAGCGCGGCGAAGTCGAAACTGGTATTCGAGCCGTGGCAGGTATTCATTGAGGCAAATCTATTTGGCTGGGTGAAGAAGGACACTGGCAAGCGCCGGTTCCGGGAGTCCTACGAAGAGATTCCGAGGAAGAATGGAAAATCGGCCCGACTGGCAGCCAGGGGCATTTACCTGTTCGCCGCGGATGGCGAATCAGGAGCGGAGGTCTACTCGGGCGCCACTACAGAGAAACAGGCTTATGAGGTCTTCCGGCCGGCCTGGATGATGGCGCACAAGCTGGAGAATCTGCGGAACCGGTTCGGCATCGAACTCGCCGGCAACCAGAAGAACCCTGGCCCCATGTTCGTCATGGAGGACATGTCAAAGTTCGAGACGGTGATTGGTAACCCTGGGGATGGTGCAAGCCCTCATGCTGCCCTGGTGGACGAGTACCACGAGCACGACACCGATGCCCTGGTCGACACCATGCAGACCGGCATGGGCGCCCGCGAGCAGCCATTGCTGTCGATCATCACGACGGCGGGGTCGAACCTTGGCGGGCCATGCTACGAGAAGCGCCGGGACGTGATCCGAATTCTAGAAGGCCAGACGGTCGACGAGACGATATTCGGAGTCATCTATACGCTCGATGAGGATGACCCGTGGGATGACCCGGACAGCCTGATCAAGGCGAATCCGAACTACGGCGTTTCGGTCTTCCCCGACTTTCTGCTGGCTCAACTCCAGCAGGCCAAGCGCTCCGCATCGAAGCAGAACGCTTTCCGCACCAAGCACTTGAACCAGTGGGTTGGCGCTCGGACGGTCTGGATGAACATGCTGGCCTGGCAGCGGCAGAAGCGCGAATTCACGATTGCGGATATGGCCGGGTATCGGTGCTGGATGGCCCTCGACCTGGCCAGCAAGAAGGACGTTGCTGCCCTGGTAATGCTCTTCGAGAAGGCGGAGCAGTTCTACTGCATCCCGCGTTTCTACGCGCCAGAGGCTGCGGCAGAGGAAAACGAGAAATACCAGAACTTCGCGCTCGATGGGCACCTGATCCTGACGCCTGGTAGCATGACCGACTACGCCTTCATCGAGGCGGACATCCTTGACCTTGCCAAGCAGGTGAGCCTTCAGGACGTCGCCTTCGACGATTGGCAGGCCAACTACCTGATCACCCGGCTATCCAACACCTCCATCCCGGTCGTGGACTTCAACCAGACGGTGAAGAACATGAGCGATCCAATGAAGGAGGTGGAGGCTAGGGTTATTGCGCGGACGCTCTGGCATGACGGAAACCCCGTCATGACCTGGATGATGGGCAACGTGGCGGCAAAGATTGACGCCAAAGAGAATATCTATCCCCGCAAGGAAAACGACAACGACCCCAATTGCAAGATCGACGGTCCGGTGACCTTGATCATGGCGATGGGGCGTGCATTGGTTGCCGGTGTTGATGACGGTGACGACTTCATGAATGCCATACGGAACCCGATCATCGCATGAACATCGCCACCATCCTCTACCTGCTGCTGGGTATTACCGGGCTGGCATTGTTTGTTGCGGGCGCCTATGTACTTCTCGGAGTCGGCTGGTCACTCCTTGCCGGCTCGTTGGCTGCATTCACCGCGGCTGCCTTCATTCGCAGAGGGCTGATCAGTGGCTAAGAGTCTCGCACAGGTTCTAAGCCATGCTGCGTCTGCGCCAAAGGCATCCCTTGCCGGGTGGCTTGGCAAGCCGTTCAGCTTGGGCGATGGAGCGTTCTGGTCGCAATGGGTAGGGCGCCAGTCCTCCAGCGGCAAGACGGTGACCATCGATAGCGCAATGAAGTTGTCGGCTGTCTGGGCGTGCGTGCGGATCATCTCCACCTCAATCGCAGGACTCCCGATGGGGGTTTACGAGCGGAAGGCGGATGGTAGCCGCGAGGATGCTAGGAGCTTCCCGCTCTACGACGTGGTGCATACCAGCCCAAGCGACGACATGACCGCCTTCCAGTTCTGGCAGGCAATGGTTTCGTCCATGTTGCTCTGGGGGAATGCCTACGCCGAGATCCGGCGAGTCGGTGATCGAGTCGCGGCGTTGGACTTCCTGCTGCCCTCCAGGATCGATCTGGACTGCGATGACAATGGACGGCTGGAGTACTACTACACGCCGAAGAAGGGCGCTCGCAGGGATATCAATCGCTCGAACATGCTGCACATTCCGGCGTTCACGCTGGACGGCCGCATTGGCCTGTCGGCTATCTGCTACGGCGTGGACGTGTTCGGCTCAGCGATGTCGGCGGATGACGCAGCGAACGGGACATTCAAGAACGGCTTGTTGCCCACGGTAGCCTTCAAGGTTGACCGGGTATTGCAGCCAGGCCAGCGCGAAGAATTCCGCGAGTACGTCAAGACCATCTCGGGCGCCATGAACTCGGGGAAATCCCCTGTCCTGGAGCAAGGGATCACCCCGGAGACCATCGGCATCAACCCCAATGATGCGCAGCTCCTAGAGTCCAGGGCATTCAGCATCGAGGAAATCTGCCGGTGGTTCGGAGTTCCGCCCTGGATGATCGGCCAGACCGATAAGGGCAGTAACTGGGGGACAGGGCTTGAGCAGCAGATGCTGGCCTTCCTGACTTTCTGCATCAGTTCCTTCACCAACCAGATCCAGCAATGCGTGAACAAGCGCTTGCTGACTGCGGTCGAGCGTCAACGATACTACGCAGAGTTCTCGCTTGAGGGATTCTTAAAGGCTGATAGCGCAGGGCGTGCAGCCTGGTACAGCACGATGGCGCAAAACGGATTCATGACCCGAAACGAGGGGCGCAGGAAGGAGAACCTTCCAGAGCTTCCCGGCGGCGACATCCTGACCGTCCAATCCAACCTTGTCCCTCTCGACCAACTCGGTCAATCGAGCGAGAGCCAAGCCGTCCGCGCCACGCTCATGAACTGGCTCAGCCAGCCCGAACAACAGGAGTAACCCATGACCCTGCGAAATCTTCCGGCAGCGCCGGAGGCTCGCCCGCGCGCGGGCGTCCAGTGCGATCTGGCCCAGAAGGCGCTGGATGCATGGCGCCCTGAGCTTCGTGCTGCTGCCGGCGACAACCCGGATACCACCATCACCATCTACGAGCCAATTGGCTACGACTGGTGGACGGGTGAAGGCGTGACGGCCAAGCGCATTGCTGGTGCGCTGCGCTCCGTCGGGAACGATGTTGATGTGACCGTGAATATCAACAGCCCAGGCGGAGACGTGTTCGAGGGGCTGGCTATCTACAACCTCCTGCGCGAGCACAAAGGCAAGGTCTCGGTGAACATCATCGGTCTCGCTGCTTCTGCTGCCTCTTTCATCGCCATGGCCGGGGACGAGATCCGCATCGGCCGCGCCGCCTTCCTGATGATCCACAACGCTTGGCTGATCGCCATGGGCAACCGGAACGATCTCCGGGAGATCGCTGACTGGCTGGAACCGTTCGACATGACGCTGGCGGACATCTACGCGCAGCGCACCGGTATCGATCTCGACGACATCGTTAAGCAGATGGACAACGAGACCTGGATAGGTGGCCGAGAATCTGTCGACAAGGGCTGGGCCGACGCCTTCCTGGAGTCCGACGAAATCTCCAGTGCCCCGAGCAATCGCAGCGAAACCATCCTGGCCAAGCGTCGACTCGACGCTGCCCTGGCTCGTGGCGGGCTGCCTCGCAGCCAGCGCAACGAACTCATCAACGACTTCAAGACCAGCATGCTTGGCGCTGCTGGCGGGGGTGGCGACACCCCGACCGATATGCCTGGCGCTGTCGCTCCTGACCTATCTGCCGCCCTGAGCGCGGCACGAGAACTTACCCAGATCCTCAAAGGAGAATCGCAATGAGCGACTTCGAGAAGCAGATTGGCGAACTGAGCGCCAGTCTCAAGCAAGTGGGCGATCAGATCAAAGCCCAGGCCGAACATGTCAACGCCCAGATCTCCAACTTCGGCGAGATGAACAAGGAAACTCGCGCCAAGGTCGACGAACTGCTGACCGTCCAGGGCGAACTGCAAGCTCGCCTGAACGCCGCCGAGCAGGCCATGCTGGCCAACGAGAAGCGCGAAGGTGGCGAAGATGCGCCGAAGACCGCCGGCGAACTGGTGTCCGAGAGCCTGAAAGAGAAGGGCGTGAATAGCTCCCTACGCGGCTCCCACCGCGTCTCCATGCCGCGCTCGGCCATCACATCCATCGACGGCTCCGGGGGCGCCCTGGTGGCCCCTGATCGTCGCCCCGGCATCGTGGCCGCTCCGCAGCGCCGCCTGACCATCCGCGACCTGGTGGCGCCCGGCACTACTTCCAGCAACTCGGTCGAGTACGTCCGCGAGACCGGCTTCACCAACAACGCCGCGCCAGTTTCGGAAGGCACCCAGAAGCCGTACTCCGACCTCACCTTCGAACTGGAGAACGCGCCGGTTCGCACCATCGCGCACCTGTTCAAGGCCAGTCGCCAGATCCTGGACGACGCCGCCGCCCTGCAGAGCTATATCGACGCCCGCGCTCGCTATGGCCTGATGTTGGTGGAGGAAGGGCAACTGCTGTACGGCAACGGCACTGGTGCCAATCTGCACGGCATCATCCCGCAGGCCCAGGCCTATGCTCCGCCGAGCGGAGTCTCGGTTACGGCCGAGCAGCGCATCGACCGCATCCGCCTGGCAATCCTGCAGGCGCAACTGGCCGAGTTCCCGGCCAGCGGCATCGTCCTCAACCCCATCGATTGGGCACTGATCGAGCTGACCAAGGACGCCGAGAACCGCTACATCATCGGAAGTCCGCAGAACGGCACAACCCCGACCCTCTGGCGCCTGCCTGTGGTGGAAACCCAAGCTATCACCCAGGACGATTTCCTGACGGGGGCTTTCTCGCTTGGCGCCCAGATCTTCGACCGCATGGACATCGAAGTTCTGGTATCCACCGAGAACGACAAGGACTTCGAAAACAACATGGTCACCATCCGCGCCGAAGAGCGGCTGGCCTTCGCGGTGTACCGGCCGGAGGCGTTCGTGACCGGTTCGCTGACCTCCAGCTAACCGATACGGGGCCGGGCAACCGGCCCCGCTCTTGAGGTGCTTATGTCCGAAATCATGGTCAAACCGCTGCGCTCCTACATGGATCGCGGCGTCATCAGAAAGGCTGGAGGGGGCGAATATCCCACCCCTGCGCATCTGGCGAGGCAATTAGAGGCGCGCGGGCTCTGCCGCATCGTGGAGCCCGAGCACCCAAAGACACCGGCTGGCGAGTCGCCGTCTGCATCGCCAGCGGCCCAAGCCTCACTGCCGAAGACTGTGAGCGAGTCCGCCAATGGCGATCAGCAGCGCCGCAGAGAGCGGTCGTCTGCACAAACACAACGTTCCGACTGACGCCTTGGGCTGATGCACTATGGGCGATGGATAAGGCCTGGTGGGAGCGATACGCAACAGAGGCAAAGGCCTCCTTCCAAGGCGAATTGCTCACCCTCAACGCCAACAAATTCGGCATCAAGACGGCGCGCATTGAGCACTACAGGAACTCAGGTGGCGGAGCAGTTTCCTTGGCCATCGCCAGGGGCGCCAGGAGGATCATTCTGCTGGGCTACGACATGCAGAAAACCAATGGCCAATCCCACTGGCACGGCGATCACCCGAAAGGGCTTGGAAGCGCTGGCAAGATCGCGGAATGGCCTGTCCAGTTCGACCGCCTGAAGCGCGACAACTCCTGCATCGAAATCATCAACTGCACCCGCGAAACAGCGCTGAACTGTTTCGTTCGGCGGCCACTGGAGGAAGTGCTGAATGAGCCTGATCCCGCTTGATACGGCCAAGGCATTCCTGGACGTGATCCACGATTCGGACGACGCCAAGTTGCAACTTCTGCTCGACGGCGCAGAGGACGAGGCGTGCCAGTTCATGTGGCGGCAGTCGCTGGATGGCCTGTGCAACTGCGAAGAAAGCAGCGAGGTCGTCAGCAGCGATCCGGGGCTTCCGCCGAGCGTTGTTGTAGCCGTCCTGCTGCTGCTCCAGGCGAACTACCAGGCCGCGCCGGATGAGGTCGAAACGCTCCGCAAGGTGGCCGAAGTGAAGCTGATGCCTTATCGCTGTGGACTAGGGGTTTGAATGCTCGCCTATCGAATGCGCCACCGCATCCAGTTCCAGAGGCGGGTGCAGACGCAAGACCCGAACACGGGCGAGATCATCGTCTCTTGGGAGACGGTGCTGTTCTCTGGGCGGCTTGACGTTCCCGCCGAGGTGCTGACCGGCCCTGGCCGCGAGTTGATCGCCGCCGACGCCCAACAGGCCGAGACCACGGCCCGCATCAACTGCCGATGGTTCCCTGTAGACCGGCTGGAACTCTACACCTGGCGAATCCTCTGGGATGGCCGGATTTTCAACATCACCAGCGCCGAGACGGACCGTACTGCGCGGCAAGAATGGCGTCTTCGCTGCTCCGATGGCCTGACTGACGGCCAGTAGGACTTTCCGAACATCAGGATAGGAGTTTGCAATGGTTAAGCAACTGTCCGCTTCAGTTGTAGAAGCAGGTGATTCCCCTCCGCTCGTTGTGTACGGCCTTCGCAAGATGACGATATCGGTTATCCCGTCGGGTACTTCGTCTGCAAAGTGCCAGTACACAACGTCGAGCCTGAGAGATGTACTCGACGGTCAGGCAAATTGGATTGATTGGCCAAATGGCTATGTATCCAGCCCAACTACCGATGCTTTCTTGTTTCGCGTGATGGCCGTGCGTTTGAGCGCGACCGGCCCGGCCAAGCTGGAGATCATCGAAAATGATAAGTAGCCCGCTATTTGCTTCGAACAGATTCGATTTCGTGCGGCCGATTGCACGGTCCGTCCGACGGCCCCTCGACCGCAACATCAACCTCACCGGCGACTCCCGCACCGCGAACTCCATCGGTACGAGCGGTGGCGTCCTGTTCGAAAACTACGGGCACGGCGCCCACTACGGATTCCTGACGGGGGGCAGGGTGCGCATCTCCCCGCAGAGGCTGTCCGCCACGCCCGGCCACACGACTGCGCAGTGGCTCGCCAACATGCAGGCGTACATCGCCGCCGGCGACGTGTTCATGAACTTGATCGGCGTGAACGATCGGCTGGCAAGCAATAATTTCTCGCTGACCCGCTCGAAGCGAAACGTGGAGACCGGCCTGCGCATGCAGCTCGATGCCGGCAAGATCCCGATCGTGATCGCCGAACTACCGACGTTCGGTGAGTACACGCTGACCGGTCAGCAGCTCATCAATCACATGGCAATGCACGAGTGGTACCTGTCCCATGTGCCGGATTACGGCTGCATCGTTGTAGACCCCTGGCCGCTGATGACCGCGGCGGACTACGTCGACGGCCTGCATTGGGCGCAGCCGGGGGCGCTCAAAGTCGCGAAGTGCGGCGCAGCCCCGCTGATCGATCTGTTCGGCGTCCCTCTGTCGCTGCCGACATACGACGAGCAGTACAACGCCACCCTCGCCCCCGGCGGCTGGCTGACCGCAAACCCGCTGATGCTCGGCACGGCCGGGGTTATCTCCGCGAGCGCGAACGGCACCGGGGTGTGCGCCGATGGCTGGAACGTCGCTGGATCAAGCTGGGCCGGCGCCACTGTGCGGTGCTTCAAAGAGCCGAACCCGGACGGGGGCGAATACCAGGGCTTCGAGCTGGGCGGCACCCCAACCGCCGCAGGTTCCACGCTGCTCCTCCAGTACACGATGTCCCTCGCAAATCTTGCAGCGGAGGACATCGTCCGTGGCCTCGCGAAAACGCTGTGGGAGAGCCTCAGCGGTGTCGGCGGGGTATCGATCGATCTGCGCGTCGTAGACGGCGCGACCACTTATTACAAGAGCCTGGATCGCTACGCAGAGGGTTGGCAGATGGCGCCCGGCCCTGAGTCCGGTCCCCAGGAGACTCCGTACTACACCGCCACCGGCACCGAAACCGAGATCAAGCTCAGAGCCGTCGTATACGGCTGCCAGGGCGTGCCGATCCGGGGCGTCGTGAAGGTCGGCAATTTCGCGGCAGAGAAAGTCTTGTAGCGGCAGTCAGCATTAACCAATGCCCGCCAAGCACGGGCTGAGGGATAAAACTTGTTCATTCGTGGAATGCTTGGCTTGGGCGACAACGTGTATGCCAGGGCATTCGTGAAGCGCTACCCAGGTGCCTTCCTCGAAACGCCCTGGCCAGAGCTTTACAGCGACTTGGACGTGAAATGCGTCCGCCCAGCAACCCAACTCCGTACCCAGTCCAAGAACATCCAGCGCGGCCACGACTGGCACCGTCCTGTCGGCGGCGGCCAACTGCGCATCGCCTACGGTCGAGAACCGATCATCAAGGGCCTGCGCAAGGCCTTCCGGTGCGAGCCTGGCGAGTTCGACTTGCCGGATTTTGGGTCGTCTCCGGTGGAGGGGCGGTATGTGCTGGTACGCCCGGCCACGGTGCGGACTGAATGGCGGGCTGACACGCGCAACCCTCTGCCCGAGTACATCGCCAGCGCTGCCGCCGAGATGCGCCGCAGGGGCTGGAAAGTGGTGTCTGTGGCAGATCTGGAGCCGGGCAAGGAATGGGCGCTCGATCCGCTGCCGCCGGCGGATATCCAGTTCCACAAGGGCGAACTTCCGGTTGAACAGTTGCTGGCTCTGCTCCAGCACGCAACCGCCGTGATCGGCGGTATTGGCTGGATCGTTCCGGCCAGCATCGCCGCCAAGGTTCCGGCCTGGATCATCTGCGGCGGGCAGGGGGGCTACAACTCGCCCGAGCACATCACCGACCCGTGCATGGATTTGTCCCGCATCAGCTTTGCGGTTCCCGACAGGTTCTGCCGCTGCACCCTGAAACAGCACAACTGCGACAAGAGAATCTCGAATCATGACGAACGCTTTGCCGCCTGGACTGACCGACTGCCTGCTCTGGTCTGAGGAACTGGGCATGGGCTGGCACGGCCGCCGGCCGATGGACTACAGCGGCCCCTACTTCGAGAAGTACCAGGCCCTGGATGCCACGCCGATGGGCGAGGCGCTGACAGCGGCCCGCCTGGATCTTGTGCGTCGGCACTTCGCCGGACAGGTCGTGGATATCGGCATCGGCGGTGGCCGCTTCGTCACCGATGCCGAGGCTATGGGCTATGACGTGAACGCGGAGGCGGTGGCCTGGCTGAAGGCCCAGGAGCGCTACTACGACCCCTACCGTCACCACGCCGAGGCGATCACCTGTTGGGACAGCCTGGAGCACATCCCGGAGCCTGAGAGGCTGTTGGATCACGTCGGCGAGTGGGTCTTCGTCTCCATGCCGATCTACAAGGATGCGAAGCACTGCCTGGCGAGCAAGCATTATAAGCCGGCCGAGCACCTGCATTATTTCAGCCTGCGCGGCCTGATCGGATGGTTCGCCCGGCAGGGTTTCGGCTGCGTTGAGATCAACGAGAAGGAGTCCGAGTTGGGCCGGGATGGCATCACCAGCTTCGCGTTTCGGAGGTTCCGTGGCTGACTCCATCCAATTCAGCCTCACCGGCCTTGATGAGTTGCTCGGCAAGCTGGATGAGGTTTCCTACGACATGAAGCGCAAAGGTGGTAGGTTCGCGCTACGCAAAGCAGCCCAGGTGATCCGGGATGCCGCCAAGCAGAATGCCAAACGCCTGGATGATCCGGAAACCGGGCGACAGATCGCCGCGAACATCGTCGAGCGCTGGAATGGTCGCCTGTTCAAGTCGACAGGGAATCTGGGGTTCAGGGTCGGCGTGCAGCATGGAGCGGTCATGCCGGAGGGCGGAAACCCTGATACAGGAATGAATGGCCCGACACCTCATTGGCGGCTCCTTGAGCTCGGTACTGAAAAGATGCGCGCGCAGCCGTTCATGCGAAATGCTTTGGCCGACAACATCAGCGCCGCCACCGACGCCTTCGTCCGCGAGTACGACAAGGCTCTGGATCGGGCCATCAAACGAGCCAAGAAGAAGGCCGCCGCAGGAGGCTAGATGTTCCCGCCAATCTTCTCTGTTGTCGCTGCGGATCCTGCAGTGACGGCGCTGCTCGGGAGCCCGCCCAGGCTCTACCCGTTCGGCGAGGCGCCACAAGGCGTGGCCTCACCCTATGCCGTCTGGCAGGTCGTCGGTGGCAGCCCCGAAAACTACCTCGGCCAACGGCCCGACATCGACGGCATGACCCTCCAGATCGACGTGTATGCCGCTGCCGCATCCGCCGCCAGAGCGGTCGCCGCGGCACTGCGCGACGCCATTGAGCCGCATGCATACATCACCCGTTGGAGCGGCGAGAACCGCGACCCAGATACCAGCAACTACAGGACCAGCTTCGACGTTGACTGGCTTGTGCCCAGATAACCGATCCCCATACCCTGCCGCCGAGCGGGGTTTTCTTTTTCGCCGCAAGGCAACCGAAAACGCAGCCTAGATCGGCCAATCGAACGGTGGATGTCGCCATCCGTCCGCCTGGCTGCGCTCCTATTCCGCAGATGGCAGAGGAAATACAGATGGATGACCTGACGATTACCGAGTCAGATTTTCAGCAAATGGTGATGGCCGATGATGGCAAGGTTGTAACGACATCCCTCCGGATCGCTAAGTACTTCGGCAAGGCTCGCAAAACAGTTCTTCGCAAGATTTCCGGCGCCAGATGCTCCGAGAAATTCCACCGGCACAATTTTGTGCCCGTTGAATATGTCGATGCTAAGGGCGAGAAGCGCCCCATGTACGAACTGACCAAGGACGGGTTCATGTTTGTGGTTATGGGCTTCACCGGCCAGAAGGCTGACCAGATGAAAGAGGCCTTCATCAATGCCTTCAATTGGATGGCTGAGCAGCTGCGCCGCCTCGCCATGACCTACAGCCAGCGCCGCAATGAGCTGATGCTCGAATATCGGCAGGAGAAAGGAATTGCCGGCCTGGCCGGCAAGACCCTCCGACGCTGGCAGGACAAGAAGCCAGAGTTGGAAGGCGAGATTCTGTCCATCGAGCGCAGCGGCCAGTACACGCTGTTACTCATCTGACCCTCGACGAACGAAAGCCCGCCGCGCGCGGGCTTCGTCGTTTCTGGAGCCCACATGAGCGAAATCACCAAAGAACTGCACCGCAGCCTGATCCGCGCAGCCAAGGCCGCTATTGCCGCCTGGGAGCGCTGGCTCAAAGAGCACGAAACCAACTAAACGAATATCCGCACACCGGGCACGCAGAGCAGCCACGCCGAAAGGCCCCGCTGATCGCCACGCCTCCCCGGACTTGAAAATCCGAGGAGACGAACATGTCCATGCTTTCCCAGGGCACCCAGGTATATATGCTGGTGCGTGAACTGGATTCCAGTGGCGATCCGACCGGCGACTACGTTGTGATGGAGATCGAGTGCGCCACCGCTTTCAACCCCGGCGGCAACCCGGCAGACCAGATCGAGGATACCTGCCTGAGCGCGACTACTCGCAGCTACCTGCGTGGGCTCCGCACTCCGGGGCAGGCGTCCCTGACTCTGAACTCCGATCCCCGTAACGATTCACACATCCGCCTGTATGAGCTTTCCGAGTCTGATGCTCTGGAGGATCAGGACATCGAATTTACAGTTGGATGGTCTGACGGCACCGGCATTGCCCCGACCGCCGCACAGGACAGCAATGGCGATTGGGACTTCGACCTCCCACCGACCAGGACCTGGTTCGTGTTCCGCGGCTATGTGAGTGACTTCCCGTTCGACTTCGCGGCGAATGCTGTCGTGACCACTGCCGCCACCATCCAGCGCTCCGGCGGCTCTGCATGGATCAGGAAGGTGACCCCGTAATGCTGCTGACCATCGACAACCTGAAACAGGCCGGAGCCTTCACCGGTCGCCCTGTAGAGCGCGAGATCAAATGGAGGCAGGGCGAGCAGGAGTTGACGGCCACCGTCTACGTCAGGCCGCTCTCTTACAAGTCGGCCGTGTCCGACCTGCTGGCCATGAATGGTCGCGTGGATGGCGTTGCCGGCCGGATCGCAGCCTGCATTTGCGACGAGAGCGGGAAGCCCGTGTTCACGCCGGATGACATCACTGGCGAAGCTGATCCAGAGCGAGGACCGCTTGATGGCAACCTGACTATGGCCCTGCTTGGCGTCATTGGCGAGGTCAACCAAACGGGAAAGTCGACGAGCTGACCGACGAGGACGAACTGTGGCACGAACTGGTCCTGTCCGGAGTCGGCGGCAGGACCATCGCCGAGGCTCAGGAGCGGATCAGCTATCAGGAGTTCATCGCCTGGGCCAGGTACAGGGCGAAGCGCGGCAGCCTGAATGTCGGGATGCGGGTGGAGAGGGGTACTGCTCTGCTCGCCACCCTCTACGCCAATGCGCACAGCAAGAACGGCGGCTACAAGATCAGCGATTTCGCGCCGTATCACGACGAGCCGGTGATGACGCTGGAGCAGGCTATGGAGCAGTGGAGCTAGCCGCCTGATTTAACGAACAGAAAAGCAAAACCCCCGGAGCTGGCCGGCTCGCGGGGGTTTTTGTTTCCACCCCATACGCAGACTATGAGGAAGAACGTAATTGGATTTTAGACCATGGGTACAGCTCATGAAAGACATCCTGGAGAAGCACGGGCTCTGGCAGATGGTAGCGGCGACGTGGACGGTAGGCCTGCTGATCGTCCTGATGATTTTGGTGTGGAAGCTGCCGGAGAACCTGGCTGCCGTTTCAGCGTTTCTTTCGACCTCGGCATCGTGATCGTGGCCTGCTACGGGCTGGCCATGCTGCCGGCGATCATCCAGGCCATCCGCTGGTGGCAGGCAACGGGTTTCGGCGCTTTGGACTGGGCTGTTACAAAAAATTTTGCAAGGGGAAATCAAGCTGCATGGCCTATGCAGAGCGGGCCTTGACGGGTCGAGACGGCCTGTGGCGGACATGCGCGGATTGACAGATACCTTGACTTGCCTAGAATTCGCCGCGATTTTGATTATGCGTATTCGCATTCCTGATGGATAAGATTGATGTGCGGCTTGTGTGGCGACCATGGAGGCGAGGAGATGCCAAGAAGCGTAGATGTGGCCGAGTACTTCCTTCTCTTGGAGGGGGATGCCGGCGAAATCTCAAATCTAAAGCTTCAGAAGCTGGTTTATTACGCCCAGGGATTCAGTTTGGCCCTGCTTGGAGAGCCGCTGTTCAATGAGCGAATTGAGGCTTGGATGCACGGCCCGGTCGTACCCGATCTGTATCGCCGCTTCAGCGAATTCGGATCAAACCCAATTCCGCCCTCAGATAGCTTTGACCCATCTGTTTTTACACGAGAACAGAAACGCCTCATTAAAGAGGTGTTCGATGTCTATGGCCAGTACTCGGCTTGGAAGCTACGTCAGTTGACTCACGAGGAAGACCCGTGGCGTGATAATTACGTTGAGGGATCGTTCAGTCGAGAGATTCCTCAGCATGAGATAGAGCGGTATTTCAGCGAGAATTTGGTGAACTGACCCGTGGCGAGAAATAGGATCAAGGATCGGGGAACGCAAAGCCCCAAGATCAAGGCTCGCCAAGCTCCTGCTGAGGCAGACGACTCCGACCTAAAGCCACCGGTGTTTTCCTTCGAATATCTCCAGCAAGGCTGGTGCATCCAAGACTGCCAGCAGGAGGAGCGAGCGAAGATGCTTGAGCGGCTCCGCCGAATCAGCCAGCGGACTTGGCGTGAGATCAGGCAACTTGATCGCCACGGATATGGAACTGAAACAATAGAGCGAAGCAGTATAAATTCTTCGCTCCCTTCATTCGTGACGGAGGATGTCCGGCTCTTGGCGTTTAGGGCATATGACTTGGTTGCGATGGTTGGCTACCGGAGCGGGCGAATTTTTCATGTCATCTGGATTGATCGAGAGTTCAAGTTGTACAAGCACTGAAGCCCCGCCCCGAGCGGCGAGGCCCGCCAGGGGTATGCACATGACGAAGCGCAAAGATTCGGCTCCCACCTGGGTTGATCCAGACGATGCGCCGGCTCTGACCGAAGAGTTTTTCGAGAATGGCACTTGGCGCATCGGCGAGCAGGAGGTGACGCGCGAAGAGGCGCAAGCTGCCATTTCGGAAAGCCGGGGCTGCCGGATAGATTGCCGCCGGCAGTGACCGGCGGCTGGCTAGGCGGGTTAGATCAGGTCAGGCTTTGCGATGACGTACTGCTGCGGAGACTCAAAGTTGCGCTTGAGGCTTTCAATGGCTCGGTGCATTTGAGCCAGCTTGTTGCGGTAGGTGCGAACTTCCCACCATGCGGCGTCAACGTCATAGCCGGCCTTGGTCAGCCTGGTCAGGATCAGCTCGCAAGGGGATTCGTGCGGGTCGACCAGATCCAGCGGATGAACGTCCAGGTAGTCGGTGTGCTCGTTGCGCTGGTACTGCATCCCTGGCCGGCGACCGGACAGATAGTCGACCGGGAAGTGGATGTTCAGCCGAGTTGCTGCCGCCGGCTTCTCGCGCTCGATCCACTCGCCTTCCAGCGGCAGCGAATACGACCCGATGAAATTCCGGGCGGCATCGAGGCTGGTAGCCGGGATGTCCTCGGCGCTCACCACGCTAAAGGCTTTGTGCACCTGGGACCAGATATGCATCTTTGCTCGCCTGCGGGCGGGCGCCGGAAGATGGCGGACCTTTCCATCGAGGACGGCCCCGAGCATGTGGAAGCCATCCGTGCCGATGGTCGAGTTCAGGACGGTTTCCACAGTTCGATCGTCACGGCGAACAGCCATGCCATCGTTCCAGTAAGACCACAGCACGTCGTCCCACTCATTCTGGTAAGCGATGATGCCTTCGCGCAGTTCGGGGCGGACCTTGTTCGGGTGGATCGACATCAGCCAGCCGGGCAGCTTGCGGAGCGGAAGGCAGGTCATTTCGCGCTGTTTGCCGTCTTCGGCAACCATTGTGATTTCCACAACGGTTGGTTTGAAACGGCCACCTTGAAGCTTGACGAATTGGGAAGCCCAATCCATGCCCATGCCCTGAACTACAGGCTTCATGGGTACGAACGGCTGGCCTTCGTGGTTGACCAGAAGCAGCTTGGATTGACGGAACGGAACGATGGTTGCGGCTTGCATGGTGAAACTCCTTTGCTGGTTGGAGTTCGCCACCTCTGCGACCAAGAAGATGGAGGCGAACTGTACGCGGGTTGGCCGACCGGGAGCAAAGGAACCCGGCACACCCGAGGGTGTCCCGCGCACAGCCCGCCATAACGCGGGCACAAAAAAACGCCTTTCGGCGCTGTGCGCCAATGCTATCTCGGGCGGCCAAGCCCGGCCGCTGAATTTGCAGCGGCAGGCGGACAGTACAACCGCGCAATCCACTCGTCAAGAACATACATTTCTGCGAGCTAACCAAATCTTGCTTGTACATTACGAGCAATAAAATATATTGTTCGCACACCTACAGCAGGCAGAGCGCATCGCCATGTCAGAAGAAGCCAGCAAGAAACCAACCGGACGAGCCAAAGGCGGCGCTGCACGCCAGGCTAGCCAGACGCCAGAACAGCGCAGCGAGAACGCCAGAAAAGCTGCACTGGCAAAAGCTGAGCTGGCAAAGCTACCAAAGGCTACACATGGATCAGTGGATCATCCATTGAGACTGGGAGATCTGGAAATTCCTTGCTATGTACTGGATGACGGTCGGCGTGTTTTGTCTCTTGGCGGCATGGTCAAAGCGCTGGGTATGTCGACCGGGAGCGCTGGCGGCGGCGATGGTGATCGTCTCTATAGTTTTACCACCGGAAAATCAATTTCTCCCTTTATAAACAATGAGTTAATGAGCAGGATGAAAACTCCTGTTCGATTCCAAGCTCCTACTGGTGGTTCTGCAGCAACCGGATATGAAGCTACGATTCTTCCTGACCTCTGTGACGCAGTCCTCGAGGCTAGGAAGTCAGGCGCATTAAGACCGCAGCAGGCTCACATCGCAGTGCAGTGCGAAATTCTTGTTCGCGGCCTTGCTCGAGTTGGCATCATCGCGCTTGTTGACGAAGCAACGGGTTATCAGCGTGATCGCGCCAAAGACGCTCTCGCGAAGATCCTTGAGGCATGGGTAGCGAAAGAACTGCAGCCATACGTCCGCGCGTTCCCCGCCGAATACTACGAAGAACTGTTCCGCCTTCGTGGCTTGAAGTACCCGCCAGAAAATCCGAAATTCCGCCCCCAGTACTTCGGCCTGCTCACCAATGACATTGTTTATGAGCGATTGGCTCCAGGGTTGCTGGAGGAGCTGAAGAAGCAAGCGGCGAAAGATGAGAAGAAAAAACATCTGCATCGCCGGCTAACTCAGGAGGTTGGGCATCCTCGCCTGCGCGAACATCTAGCTTCAGTTGTAACCGCGATGAAGCTTTCAAATGACTACCCCGACTTCATCAGCAAGATGAACCGACTCCACCCGCGCTTCGGTGATAACCAGATGCTCGATCTCGAGGAAGGCGATCGGTAAGCCCAGAAACAACGAAGCCCGCATCAGCGGGCTTTTCGTTGGGTGGCGCGGGCTAGGCGGCTTGCGGGTAGATCAGGCGGAGCCGGCAGTGCGTCAATGCCTGGATAGATTGCCGCAGCCGGCGGACGCGGTGCTGGCGGTTTGGTAACCTCCACGGACAACTGCCATGGAGGAAAAATGCTTAGAACCATTCCTGTTGCCGTTATTTTCATGGCGGCATCGTATTTTGTTTGTGCAGAAGAAAGCAGTGATCGATGCGAGCAGATAGGAGCGCTTGCCGAGGTCGTTATGGAGAATCGTCAAAATGGCATTTCATTGATGAATTCAATGAAAGCTGCAAAGGATGACAGATTAGCAAAAGATTTGATTATGTGGGCATATAAGAAGCCTGGGTACTCAACTGACCAACTCAAAAAGCGCGCAGTTGTAGATTTCCAGAATGAGGTCTACATGATGTGCTTGGAAAGTAAGGAAAAGATATAGCCCCGCTTCTGCGGGGTTTTTATTTCCCCGGAGAAACGAATGGCAAGCAAATCGCTTGGTACCTTGACCCTAGATATTGTCGCTCAGGTCGGTGGCTTTGTTGCGGGGATGGACAAGGCAGAACGGCAATCATTGAAGTGGCGGAAGCAAGTCGAGCAAGACATGAAAGCCGCCGGCACGGCGATAGGTGCTGGAGTCGCCGCCGGTACAGCGGCATTGACAGCACTGACTGCTGCAACAATCCAAACTGCCGGCGAGATAAGTCGTTTTTCTCAAGCGTCAGGTATCGGTGTTGAGGAGTTCCAGCGCTATGCTGCCGGCGCCCGTGCTGTAGGCGTAGAGCAAGAGAAACTTGGCGACATTTTTAAGGATGTACAGGACAAAGTTGGCGACTTTGTTGCTACTGGCGGTGGCGAGCTGAAGAACTTCTTCGACTATATTGCTCCGCAAGTAGGGGTAACTGCCGAGCAGTTCCGCAAGCTATCTGGGCCGCAGGCGCTTGAGCTATACGTTTCCAGCTTGGAGAAGGCTGGAGTCAGCCAAAACGAAATGGTCTTCTACCTGGAGTCCATCGCTGATGATGCGTCGCTTTTACTGCCGCTGCTTCGCAATAATGCCGATGGCTTCAAGTTGTTCGGCGATGCGGCAGGGCAGGCTGGGGCAATCCTGAGCGCCGATACAATCCGTGCTGCGCAGGAATTCTCAGCGACCATTGATCTTGCCGGGCTTACCCTGAGCGGCATGTCAAACCAGATCATGTCAGCCATGTTGCCAGCCCTAAGCGATCTGGCGAGCGAGTTTTACAACGCATCTAAAGATGGCGCAGATCTAGCGGATGTTGCAGATACAATAACTTCTGTTCTCAAGGGAGCATCCGCCATTGCGGTTGGCGGTGCTGGAGCATTCCAGCTTCTCGGAAAGTCGCTTAGCGGCGTGGCCGCAATGGTTGCTGCGATTCCTGATGGTTTCGACGCAATTGGCGCGGCCCGCAAGGCTGCTCAAGATGACCTTGAGGCATCCGCCAAGGCAACTGGCGAGTCAATCAATCGAATACTTGCTGCTGGTGAAGAAGGCGGAACAAATGAAACTGTAAAGCGTCTCGTCGATATCCGTACCGAGCAGCAGAAGATTGCCGCCACGAGCAAGGCTCTCACGTCTGAGCAAGTAGAAGGAGCGAAGAAGGCGAAGGATGCCGCCGCCTCTGCCGCCAAGGCCATCCAATCCCAGATCGCCGCGCTCGAGCTGCAGGCCAAGACAGTCGGCATGACCGCCGAGCAGCAGACGCTCTACAAGCTGGAACTAGATGGCGCGACAAAGGCTCAACTAGCCCAGGCAGAGGCGGCACTCAATGTCGTGGAGTCTTTCGAGAAGCAGAAAAAGGCACAGGAAGACTACAAGCAGCTTATCGCAGACCTGCGCACCGACGAGGAGCAGCTTACCGACCAGATGCGCGAGCGCCTGAAAGTACTCGATGCGATGCAGGGCCTGGAACCAAATGAGCGCAACCAAGTTGCGGCCAGAATTGCGGGGGCTGCAACTTCTGAGGCTCCAGAATTCGGAGGATTGGCTCCTGAGGTAGGTGGAGCATTTGGCGAACTAGCGAAGATCGATGAGGCCGAGGAAAAGCTGGCTGAATGGTACTCGACTCAGTTGGAATTGCTGGAGCAATTCCGTAAGGATCGTGCCGACCTATCAGCCACATGGGATGCCGAGGAACTGTCGGTAAAGCAGCAGCATGAGGACGCTTTACTGAAGATCGAGCAGGCCAGGCAAACTGCTCAGCTCTCTGCCGCTGAGAGTATTGCAGGCGACCTTGCGAGTGTTGCGCTGCAATTTGCTGGAGAGCAGTCAGCTATTTACAAAGTTGCATTCGCCGCCCAGAAGGCGGCCGCGATTGCTCAATCGTTGGTCGCCATTCAGACCGGCATTGCGCTGGCGGCCGCAAATCCGTTCCCTGCCAACCTTGCAGCCATGGCTACCGTAGCGGCTGCCACGGCAAACATCGTTAGCAGCATCGCGGCAATCGGGATCGCAGGTCAGGCGCACGACGGGATCGACAGCGTTCCTGAAACTGGAACTTGGCTGCTCCAAAAGGGCGAGCGCGTAACTACTGCCGAGACATCGGCCAAGTTGGATAGGACGCTGGAGGACGTGCAGCGTAACCGGCAATCCAGTAGCCCGACCGTCAACATCATTGAGGACGCCAGCAAGGCCGGCCGGGTCGAGCGACGCACAGGCCAGAGCGGCGAGGAAATGCTCGATGTGTTCATCAGCAATCTGTTTGAGGATGGCAAGGTGCAGAAGGCCATCAGCCAGAAATTCGGACTGAGGAACGCCGGAACATGATCGAGTACCCAGAAGGAATCCCGCTACCACTGCGTGAGGGCTACGGCTTCCAGGCAGTCAGCCCTCTGCTGCGCTCCGATCTGCAGAGCGGGCGAGCCCGGCAGCGGCGCCGCTTCACCAGCGTGCCGACCATGGCCAGCGTGTCATGGCTATTCAGCGACGTGCAGGCGCAGCTGTTCGAGGCCTGGTGGGAAGATGCCCTGATCTCCGGGTCGCAGTGGTTCGAGTGCCCGCTGAAGACGCCAGAAGGCATCCAGAGCTATGTCGCCAGGTTCACCGACATCTATTCCGGGCCGAACCTGACCGGCCGAAGCCACTGGCGCTTCACCGCCGAGCTTGAACTGCGTGAGCGGCCGATTCTTGAGCCGGGATGGGGCTCTATCCTGCCGGATTACATCCGGTTCCAGAGCATCTTCGACCAGGCCATGAATCGGGAATGGCCAGAATCGCGTTACCAGACCTACATGGACGCCTTCGACTACGGCATGACGCAGGAGTGGCCGCAGCCATGACCATTCTTGAGCGTGTCTATGCCTCTGGCGGGCCGGAGGTGATCATCCCGACCCTTGAACTGACCTGCGATGCTTGGGATGAGCCGATCCTGATCTGTGCTGGTTTCGAGGACCAGACGGTTGTCGATGAAAACGGCGTGACGAAGACCTTCATCGCCGCCGGCATCGACGTGGCGCTGCCGAAGAAGGGGAACACCGGCAACCAGACGCTGACCTTCGCCATCGACAATATTACCGGCGCCGCCCAGCGGCAGATCGACGCCGCGCTGGAGGCAGAGGAGCGGGTGACGCTGATCTACCGGACCTACCTGTCGAGCGACCTGAACGGGCCGGCCGAGCCGCCGTACCGCATGACCGTGCTCGGAGGGACGATGACCGGGACGCAGGTGCAGATCGAGGCAGGGTATTTCGATCTCATAAATACCGCCTGGCCGCGCGATCTCTACACGACGACCTTCGCTCCTGGGCTCAAGTACCTGTAGCGCGAGAGCAAGCCACCAGACCCCGCCATCGAGCGGGGTTTTCCATTTATGGGCCTCGGCAACCGCCGGGGCTTTTTGTTTTGCGCGGTCTAGGGTCGCTCCTGAACGTGGGTGTTCGCTCATCCACCCACCCGACCGCGCACCTATTTCCCGGTGAGCGAGGACTACCTGATGCGCGAACTGACTTTCGGCGGCTGCCGTATTGAGATGATCACCCGCGACGGCGAGCTATGGGCAAGGGGCACTCAAATTGGGGGTGCCTTGGGTTACGGAAATCCAGGCAAGAAGATCCACGAGTTGTATACCCGTCACGCCGACGAGTTCACCGACTCCATGACGGCGGTAGTCAAGCTACCCGATGTGAATCCCCAAACCGGGGATGCAGGTCAGGTGCGCGAGGTCCGCATCTTCTCCCTGCGCGGCGCCCACCTGCTGGCCATGTTCGCCCGCACCAAGGCGGCCAAAGAGTTCCGCCGCTGGGTTCTCGACATCCTGGACGCCCTGCACAAGGGCGGCGAGTACGTCATGCAGCAGTACCGGAGAGCCTATGACGAGCTGACGCAGAGCCAGGAGGCGGCCAGCGAGTGCGGCAAGGGCCTGAACCGCTGGAAGCAGATCAAGGAGCCGCTGCAGGCCAGCCTCAAATACTGGGGCGAGCGTAGGCAACTGGTACTCGCTCTTGAGTAGCTGGATAGACCGCTACCTGGCTGCGCCTTACCGGGGCGGCGCCATGGGGCCGGACGCCTTCAACTGCTGGGGACTCGTCCGCGCCGTGCGCCATGAGGTCTATGGCCTGCCGCTGCTACCCGAGTACGGCCGGCACGCGCAGGCCAGCCCGCAGGCCCAGCGCGACTACCAGATCCAGGCCGGCACGATGGAAGAGTGCGCTCCGGAGCCAGGGGCCATCGCAGCCGTGTTCCGTGGCGCGCTCTGCATCCACGTCGGCGTGGTCATCGAGGTCGAGGGCCGCCTTGCCGTGCTGGAGACGAACCAGCGTACCGGCTGCCGTTGGCTCCGCATTCCAGAGTTCGAGCGCCGCTACCTGCGCGTCCTCTACTACCGAGACAAGCCCGATGCCGATTGAAATCTACCCGTCGAAATTGGCCGGCGGCCCGCTGGAGGTTCACCAGACCGACGAGCGCATGACGCTAGAGGCCTGGCTGCGCGCCAAGGCGCCGAGCTTTGAGCATCGCGAGGCACCGCCGATCAGCATCAGCGTGAACGGCTGCAGAATTCCTCCCGCCTGCTGGAGCGAGTTCAGGTTCAGGCCAGAGGACCGGGTGGCCATCTATATCGAGCCGGCCGGCGCCGAGCTGGTCATTGCCGCCGTCACGCTGCAGGCGGCGGTCAAATTCGTGACCGGGCTGTTCATGCCCAAGATGCCCAAGATGCCGAGCAGCCCAGGGCAGGGCGACAAGATGTCCGAGGCCGCTGCCAAGGGCAACCAGATCAAGATCAACAGCCCGATCCGCGAAATCGCGGGACGGCGCAAGGTCTATCCGGATTACCTTCTGCCTCCTCATCGCTATTTCCAGGCCGACGACCCGAAATCGCAGTGGGTCGAGTTGATGCTGTGCATCGGGAAGGGGCGGTTCCAGATCAATTCCAGCGAGATTCAGGTTGGCGATACGCCAATCGTCTCGCTGGGTGGCGATGCCGAGTACCAGATTTATCAGCCCGATGCCGATCTGAGTGTGGAATCGGCGGCTGTCTGGTGGCACTCGGCGACCGAGGTGGGCTCGACCAGCAGCGGCACAGCCGGCCTTGAGCTTCGCGCGACATACGAGGTCGATCCGGTAGCCGAGGCCTCCAGCTATACGTTCAGCGGCGACACAATTGCCGTCCCCGATGGGGCCGGATCGTTCCCGGATGGCTGGTCGACAGGAATGATCGTCCGCATCGAGCAGTACCTGGCCTATACCGTCGGATCGGATGGCGGGTCTATCCAGGGGCATCTTGAGCAGCTTGAGCCGTTCGCCGGGATGGTGATCGAGATTGCCGGCGACATTGAAGGCGCCTTCGTTGTGCACGAGGTAGAGGAAGCCGGGCCCGGCGATCCGACACCGGTCAACATGACGCTCAACTATTTGGATGGCAGCCCAGTCGTAGGTCTACCGTCAGGATCCAAGCGCCTGGCTATCGGCTACGACGGCATGCGCTATCGGATCACATCGACGACGGTGACCGAGGTGGACGACGACGAGATCACGACGGCGATCACCGTAGACCGGCTGACCGATACGGGCGCAACAGATACTGCCTGGGTCGGGTTTTCGTCCGAGACGACCAGCGATGCCGTCCTGTCGCTGGATGCCAGCACTCAGGAGGGCGATTGGGCTGGCCCGTTCGCGGCCTGCCCGGACGGCGAGGTCACGCAGCTGATCGAGTGCGATTTCTTCTTCCCGGGTGGCCTCGTTCGCGTCAGCAACAAGGGGGCGCTGCGAGTTGAGGATGTGACTGTCGAGATACAGTATCGGGATATCGAAACAGCTGGCGCCTGGACCTCCGTCACCAAGAACTATGCCGCCAGCACGCTGGATCAGATCGGATTCAGCGAGTCGATTGCGCTGCCGGCCGCATACAGGCCGGAGGTCCGCGTTCGGCGAATCGGAGCCAAACCGACGAATCCGAACATCCAAGAGACGTGCCAATGGTACGGACTGCGCGCCAAGCTGAGGGGGCCGACCAGTTACGCCGGTGTGACCACAATTGCCATGCGCATCCGAGGCGGTTATCGCCTGGCCTCGCAATCGGAGCAACTCGTCTCGGTGATCGCCACGCGAATGCTACCGGTGCGCTCTGGTGGAGCCTGGCTGCCGGAGGCGCCAACCCGAAACATCGCGCCCTGGGTCGCCTACGTCGCCAAATCGATCGGCTACACGGATGACGACATCGACTTCGATGAGCTGGACCGCTTGGATGCGATCTGGTCGGAGAGGGGCGACAACTTCGACGCAGTGGTGGATAGCTCGGGAACCGTCAAGGAATGGCTGAATGACGCCTTTGCCGCAGGCTTCGCCGAGTTGACAATCGACCGCGGCAGAATCCGGCCCGCTCGCGACGAGCCACGCTCGGCGTTCGAGCACATGTACACGCCGCAGAACATGACAGAAGGGCCGTCACGCCAGTTCGCGGCGATCCAGCCTGACGATTATGACGGTGTGGACGTCGAGTACACGTCCAGCGTCTCGTGGCAGAAGGAGACGGTCGAGTGCCGCCTGCCGGGCGATATCGGCCAGCGAGTCGAGAAGCTGAAACTGGAGGGCGTGACCGACGAAACCCGCGCTTGGCGGATCGGTATGCGCCGCCGGATGGAGCAGCTATACCGACGATGGACATACTCGTGGGGGACGGAACTGGATGCCCTGAATAGCCGTTATCTGAGCTACTGCGCTGTCGGCGACGACGTGCCGGGCTACGGCCAGAGCGCGCTGCTGATGAGCGTCGAGACGGTCAGCGGCGGCTATCTGCTGGAGCCATCAGAGCCGCTGACCTGGGGCGACGGATCACACGTTGTCGCCCTGCGTCGGCCGGACGGAACGCTCTCCGGCCCGTACACCGCGACCCGCATCGACGACTACCGGCTGGCCGTGCCGGAATTAGATTTCACACCCGACACGTCCTGGCAGATCGAGCCACCGCACCTTCTGTTCGGCCCGCTCAACCGCTGGAGCTATCCGGTACTGATCACCAGCATCAGCCCGTCAGGAGACGGAGCCTCAGTCGAGGCCGTCAACTACGACCCGCGAATCTACGAATACGACGACGCATTCCCCGCTTAACCAAAAACACTGATTCCAGAGCCCGCCATAGAATGGGCTTTTTATGCGTGGAGATTTTCATGGCTTATACCACCGGAAACGCAATTGGCAGCACTGACCCGCGTGATCTGTACGACAACGCTGGAAACTTGGACAAACTGCTGAATGGTCCGAATCCGTTCTATCCGGATAGGCTCAATCAGCAGCGCATTTCCTGGTCTGGAATGGAGGCTGATTTCGAGGCCGCACAGGATGGGCGCACCGCTGAGTTTCAGCAGTTCCTGATCAATTCGGCGTATGTGAGCTTGGGCAACTATGCCGCCGGCATCAACTTCACCGCCTACAACCAGTACGTGGCCTATTCCGGCCAGTTCTATCGTCCCGCACCCGGAACCGTACCGTTCACCACCAGCGGAACCTGGGCCGGAGACGACGAAACGAAGCTCGTGCTGCTGGGCGACAACGTTCTACGGTCTGACCTGGCCAACGCGATCAGCGATATTCTGGGCGCGGCGATGATCGGCTACCGCGGCCGGACTGTTCGTGACCGGCTGGACGACATCGTAAACGTGTTGGACTACGGGGCAGATCCGACAGGCG